AAGGACGTTGTTTTGATTCAGATACCAATTTATTTTTTGACAAATACGAAGAAGATGAATCTCTCAGACCAAAAATAGATTCTTTATGTCAATCATGTCCAGTTCAAAGAGTATGCTTTGCTAATGGTGTTTCAGGCAAAGAGTGGGGTGTCTGGGGTGGTATATACTTAGAGAATGGCGAAATATCAAGAGAGTTCAGCAAACACAGAACTAAAGAAAAATGGGGTCAAATGTGGACAAGTCTAACAATAGAAAAGAAGTAACTAGTTTTGAGTCAATATGTTCAATACTAGGTGAGCTATGGATGGACTATAAGTCAGATAAATACTTTAAAGATTTTATTGAGTATAACGATATTGGGTTGCCAATCGCATTCTTAGTTGACAATGATCTTGTTGAGCCAAATGAACTTGCAACGCAGTATGTTTATGAAACATGGGATATATTCCTTGCAGCCTTGGAGGTTGAAGAGGATATGGGTTGGCAATCTCTTGAAGAAGTTTTTAATTTTGTTGATAAAAAGAAAGACTAGACAAAGTGTACACAGATCAGATGCGAAGAGCTTTTAAATCAATTGTTGCGCCAAAAGATTTTGGAGTACAGCTAATAGACAATGAGCACTTTCTTACTATTAAATTAAATGAATATGACTTTCTTTGGATGAGCCATGATGAAAAAATAAAAGCATTGCAGTATGTTGTTCAGGTAAAGAATGCTCTTGAGATGGAGGGTGCAATTGTGCTAGTATCTAGGGAAGCGGTAAAGTAAATGGATTTAACTACAATTATAATGGGACTGCTGCTTGTCGGTGTTACTACAGCATCTGCTTTATTAACCTTAAAGGTTATTATACTCAGACAAAAAATGTTGACTTTGGCTATGTCGTTAGTAAAAGTGCAAGATGTTTTTAATAGCACTAAACAACAGGAGTCTGACAACGACGTACATAAAGAAAACTTTATCAAGTTTCTTTCTGATTCTCGTGACTGGGCATATGAGTATATTGAGGATGTTCAGTCTTGTCTTCAAAAGTTTGTTAATGAGATTGAACCAGAGATCGCATACTTTGATGAATATGGGTTGGTAGGAGATGCTTATCCACATTATCACTCAATGAAAAAAATATCACAAGAATATAAAGAATTAAAAAAGCTATTACCAAGGGATGAAGTTGTGTGAAAATATATTTTTTTCAAAGAAGAGATAACTTTAAGATTAAGGAAATTTCTGCTGATCTGGAGTCTTGTGGTTTTGATGGCATTCTTTTCCCCTGGTCATCTACAGGTGAAGATTATTTTACAACAATAGCCAACAATATAGATACAGGGTTAAAAATAAAATATATGGTTGCTATTAGACCATATACAATTTCACCTCAGTATCTATCTAAAATAAACACATCAATGAACAAAATATCAAAAAATAGAATTAGTATTAATTTTGTATCAGGCTGGGTTTATGATGAGGAAAAAGATATTGGTGGAATAGTAGGAAATGTTAACGATCTATCTTCAAGTATAGATAGATCAAAATATATGATTGAGTATTTAAAAACTTTAAACACAATTAAAGATATACTTCCTACATTTTATATATCATGTACAAATCACTTTGTTTTTGAAGCAGCAAAAAATAATAATATAATTCTTCCATACTCTTGGTATAAAAGAAAAATGTTTAACATAAATCCATCAACCACAATGATACATATGGCACCCATTATTAGAGATAGTCAAAATGAAATAGATAAAATAAGTAAAGATTGGCCCCAGGATACAGCTTTCTTTACAAAGCCTGAATTCAAGGATCTAATCTATAGCTTAAAAAATATGGGATTTGATGGAGTTTTGTTGTCTGATAGTTTAAGCGAACAAGAGTATTCTCGCATACTAGACACAGTTAAAGAAATAACAGAAGAAAGTATGAGATAATAAAGATATGCAATTTTATTATTTTGGTGGAAAGTTTGTAAATGATCAAATCAGCAAACTAGAGCAAAGTCATTTTGATGGTGTTATGTTTGTTTATGATGTAATAAAAGGTGACATGTTTACTAAAATAGCAAGAGACATAAAGACAACTGAAAAAATAAAATACCTAGTTGCAATAAGGCCATACTCTATTTCTCCACAATATTTATGCATGATAAATGATTCAATAAACTCAATAATGCCAAACAGACTACAGGTTAATTTAATATCTGGATACATCAAAGAACATGAAAAAGATTTTGGTGGAATACTAGGATCCGTAAATGATAGTTCAAGCCGTATAGATAGATCAAACTACATGATAGATTATTTTAAAACCTTAAATACAATGCGTGGCAATAAAAGAAAAACGCCTTTAGATTTTTATGTGTCCACCACAAATGAATATGTTTTTAATGAAACAATAGAACATGATAACAAAATTATACTTCCCTATAGAGATTATAAAAATGGATACTGGACAACCATAAAGAGCAATGGTCAACAAGACAAAGGTAGCTTTTTTGATTTTCATGGAAGAAAAATAATGTTGGCAATAACACCAATAATAAGAAAAAACCAGGAAGATCTAGACAAGTCTGAAGAGTATGCTAAAAGACCAGCTTGGAAAGATGGTGAAAATACTGGCAAGGTTACTGACATTGAGTATTTTACATATGAAGAGTTTGACAACTTTATAAAAGAATTAGAAAAAAACGGTATCACAGAAATACTAATGAATGGTCATCAAGAAGAAGAAAGAGAAAGACTAATATCTTTTATAAAAGACTATAGAGAATTGGGGATATCTAAAATATAGATATCTTCATAATGATCAATTAATGATCATATAACCTAGGAGAATAAAATGAATACAGAACAACTAAAGGCAATGCTAGCATCATACGGAAGATCAGTACTTGCATCAGGACTTGCCCTATACATGGCAGGCGTAACAGATCCAAAGGACCTATGGGCAGCACTTGTAGCTGCAATAGCTCCAGTTGCAATCAGAGCAATTAACCCTAACGACAAGGCTTTTGGTGTACTGCCAGATGCCAAGGAGGTAGAGAAGGCTCTGAAGGCTGCTAAGGCACCTGTAAAGAAGGCTGCAAAGAAGTCTTCTGGTGGTGGAAAGAACAGCGAAGTAAAGTAGTATAAAACAAAGAGGGCCAGCCTAGAGATAGGCTGGCTTTTCTTTTTGTATGATAGGATATAGTTATGGCTGATTTTGGATCATTATGGATAGGCAATCCATTAAGTAAGGTTGAGCAAACAGCTCTTGCATCTTTTATATATTATGGTCATTCGTTTACCCTTTTTGTTTATGACATGGACATGAAGGTCCCCAAAGGTGTAGTCAAGGAAGATGCCAATAAAATAATTCCTGAGTCTGAGATTTTTACAATACAGAATTCATATGGACCATTTGCAGATATGTTTAGATATACAATGATACAAAAAACAGGCCTTACATGGACTGATACAGATTCTATATGCCTTAGATACAAATGGGATTTTGCAGACTACTTGTTTGGATATGAAGAAGAAGGACGGCTTGCAAACGGTATATTAAAAATGCCACAAGATTCTGAGCTTGTTAATATGCTAATAGATAACTCAGTTAAGTACGATAAGACAAAGATAGTTTGGTCAGAGATAGGACCATTACTTGTAACAAAGTGTGCTAAGAAGCTTGGTCTTTTAAGGTATGCACAGGAGCCAAATGTATTTTATCCAATTCATTTTTGGCAATGGAAAAAGATTTGGATGAGTGAGCATCTTGATGAGGTTTTAGATAAATGTAAATACTCTCATACACTACAGATATGGAATCAATTTTTAAATAGAGAAGGCATTGACAAGAATGATCTTCCTCAAGGCTCTGCGATAGAATATTTTTACAATAAATTTGTTTAAAGATAACCAGTCATATCTTGCTTTTTTGTATGCTGAACAGTTGATGTTGTTGAATATATGTTGCAAATGTTTGCTCTGTTGTATTTAATAGCATATACATTTAAGTCTTCATTATAAAACAAATAATGATCAATTGGTCTTGATACTGGAGTCTTTACCATTTCAAGCAGCTTCTTTGCACCAGACTTGCTTACAACATAGCATAAGCATGACCAAGACTGATAAACCTTACAAATATTTTTCTTTCCAATATCTAAATGTTTTCCATCTTTCTTGTATCTGATGTTACCAGTAGGTGGAACATAGACAGTGAATACATCCCAGTCCTCTGGCAGCTCATCTATGTATTCATATAGTCTTTGACTAAAATCTTTTGAAAGCTGTATGTCATCTTCCATTAATATTATATGGTCGTAGCTGGAGTTAGCAAAGTTTGCCCATGCAGTATAGTTACTAGCCCAAATTCCAAGTTCTCCAGGCTTCCATCCTTCACCAAGCCAACCTTTTGGGTCAACTTTAATTGCTGCGTCTTTATAAAATGACTGTATGTCTTCAATACTTCTCATCATAATGGTTGGTGTATCAAAATTATCAAAGTCTTTTATAAGCTGACCTGTAGCACGCTGAGTAAGTATATTTCTTTTTTTCATTATGTCAGTATTTTCTTCATTATGAAATATCTTAAAACATATGTTTGGTTTACCAATTTTAAAATTCAGACCTTCATTAATATTAAAAAATTGTTCTTTGGGGTAAAGTCTTCCATTCTTCTCCCACCACCTGTTTATATAATTACTGGACTTTGAATGAAAATCTTCATGATTTTTGTTAATAGAATTTTTAGGATCTAGTATATGGGTAAACAATGGCATAGAGTATGCTTCACCAAGGCTGTATAGAATAACATCTGCTGCTTGGTTTTGTAACCCATAGCTTTTAAGAATATATTTATCCTCAAATGTATGGGATTTAACAATTGACTTAGCATACTCTCTGTTAATTATGTAGCATGCAGTTGACCATTCATATGAAGCTCTTGCATTTACATTATATTTTTCTTTTTTATGAAGGCTAAACTTAATTGGTTCATTCTTAATCATTATTAGTTGAACGATGTCCCATCTTTTGGGTAAATTATTCATAACATAGTCCCAATCCCACGACCAATGTTCAACGGTATCAAAGCTAAAGTCATCTTCCATTATAATGGCGTACTTACTATCTGAGGTATCAAGCCAATGACTTATAGTCTTTATGTGAGACATCATGCATCCAATTTCTGATGGCTTTAACTTTGGATACTTTCCAGACAATTTATCAGATAGGTTGCTGTTCCTGCCGTCTATAGCTTCAATAACTGTATAGTCAGTCACGTTATACTTTTTAAACTGATCTTTCACATTCTTTAGTCTGTGCGTATGATCCTTCAAGTTAATAACATAAGCTGGCCCAAACCCTTTTAGCTTATCCATTCTTAGAAATCCAAACCTGCTCATCCATAATTAATAGATGATACTGTCCTTTATGTTCTGAAAGAAATCTATCAATACCTAGCTTTGGGCATAGAATATCTTCTCCAGAATCGTGCTTCCATTGATAGTCATCAAATGCCATAATCCCATAAGGCTTTAACTTATTCCAACTTAAACTAGCATCAAGATATACACCACTTGATGTATGATCACCATCTATGTATATAAAGTCATAGTGTGATGTTTCAGCATTTGTTAAAAAATATTCAGAAGTTGATTTTTTTTTACATAAGTTTAAATAATTAGACATTCTTTCATCATAAAAACTTTCAAGAGCATTCCAATCAAACTGCTTGTGAGCATCTTCTTCAGACCCAGACCAAGTATCAACATCAGTAAGCCATGAAGTTGGATCTGTAAGTATATTATCTAACATCCATTTGCTAGCATCACCAGTGTATGCACCTATTTGTAGAAAGTCTATCAATGGCTTACCTGCAAACCTGCGTGGCAATATTAGATCAAAATATTTTACGGCACTTATATTAAACCAATTTGGATACCCCATACATATCATTATACACTAGAGACTCTGATATACTAGGCTTATGCCTATTAAAACTATATCACAAGAACAGCTTAATAATGCAAGACTTTTTACTAGCAAGGAAGAATTTGCAAAGCATATTCCAAAAGGATCAAGGATACTTGAGATAGGAACGCTTGCTGGAGACTATGCAGAAGTACTTATAAAAGAAGTTAATCCAGCCTCTATTGACCTTGTAGACGTGTTTAAGGCTAACGATTGGCCTGACTGTAACAGATTTAATAAAGCAGAACATTTTGATTTTGTAAAAAATAGATTTAAGAATGTTAAAACTATTACTTATCATCAAGGCTATAGCGAAAAGATAATGCCAACACTTGATAAAAAGTTTGACTACATATACATAGATGCTAACCATGACTATGACCACTGTAAGGCTGACCTTATTAATTCCCTTGCATTATTGGCAGAAGGTGGAATAATTGGTTTTAATGATTACATAGTTGATAAGGATCATGGTGTTGACTATGGTGTTATTGAAGTGGTTTGTGAATTTCTTAACCAAAATAAAGACTGGGAAGTAATTGGTTTTGCATTGCAAGAAAATATGTATGCAGATATTTATATAAGAAAGTGCCCTTAGAAGGATTTGAACCTCCGACCTAACGGGTAGAAACCGTCCGCTCTTCCGCTGAGCTATAAAGGCTTGGTACATCTGGTAGGACTTGAACCTACGGCTCTCTGCATATAAGGCAGGTACTCTAACCAACTGAGTTACAGATGTTTGTTATGGGCAGTTTTAGTCATACCCAGGACTTTTGTTACTTACGCTTCATTACCTTTTCTTTTGCATTGCTTGCTGCTTGCTTAAGTCCATAAACATATGAACCAATCATTAGGCCAACAATTGCTGTTGAATGTAATAGATAAAACATTGCACTTCTCATTTAGTTATTCTCCTTAAGAAATAGATCTGCATTCATTACCTTTGTCCATGCTGAAACAAAGTCATTTATGAATTTTTGTCCTGCATCATCTGAAGCATAAACTTCAGCAATTGCTCTAAGCTCTGAATTAGATGCAATAATTAGATCAACACGAGGAATGTTTACTGCTTGATTAGCATTAACATATGAAAGTAATTG